CCTTTCCAACCATTTGCCATAGTATGGTGAATTATTTCAACCGCCTTTCTTTCTTGATTTGTTGCCATTTTTTGAAGTTGGGTTAGTGCAGCCTGCTCACTTGCTTCTGATTTGTAAGTAAATTTATGTTGTTCTTTTTTGTATTGCTTCCAAACTTGCCACTGATGAATAAAATTTTTTGATTGAAAAGGAAAAACTATCTCTTTAGGTTTTATTATTTCTTCTTCTATTATATTATATTCTTTTATCTTCTCTTCTCTTATGCCTTTTGATTCGCTTTCAATTGGCTTTTGATTCGCTTTCGTTTCGGTTTCTTTTGGGTTTTGTTTCGGTTTTTTTGGTCTACCACCTTTAGCACCATTCTCGCTATTTACGCGGCTTTTGGTAGTTGCATTATCATATTGAACATCAAGAAACTTTATTATGATATTTTCACCTTCTAAATCAATTATACCCTCTGTAATCAATTCATTTAACTCTTTTGGATAGTTAAGCCTTCTTAAAATTTGGTCTTTAGTAAGTGAGCATTCACGCTGCCAATAATAGGCACAAAGATTAATAAATAAACCCTGTGCTGCTAAACTGCAAAATGAAACATCTTTGGTTAAATATTCGGCAGGCTCAAATTGAAAGTATGGTAATTCTTTAGCCATTTCTATATTTTTTTTTCAAATGTGCCATTATACATTATCCCTTGTCTATCTTTTATAACATTATAGGCAGCCTCAATGCAATCCTCTATACAGATATTTTTTTCTTCTAATCCAAAAAACTTATTGCCCAATTCACTTAAATTTGTTAATACGACTACAATATCGCCAATAGCGTCGATAAATTCTGCCTTATCTTTTTTTAATATTGCTTGGGCTAATTCCCCTACTTCTTCATTTAATTTTAAAAATTGGGTTTTTACGTCACCTTTCTCTATAATCCCTTTTTCTTTAGCCCATCTTCTAATTTTATTGAAATCTAAATTATAGCTACTATTTAAAATATTATATTCTTTTAAAAACGCATCTTTATAAATAAATCTTTCCTCGCTAAATTGGCTTTTATAATTATTATTTAAAATCCAAGTTTTTAAATTATTATTTATAGAATATACCTCATCCCCAATTTCCATTATATTAGGTATACTTTCTAGTATAAAATTATTTTTATTTGATTTTTTAAACGTAATTGTGTAATTTGTTATATGTATCATTTGATTAAATTTTTGGTTATCTAGTTTAAAATTATATTTTTTTTGGTAATATATTTCTTTTTTTGATGCTTCGTGAATGTCGGTAGTTTTAAACAAAATTTTATATTTATTTTGGCCCTGTTGTTTAATTACCCTATTGTAAATATTACTTGTACATCCTACTTTAATGTTTTTTATTAAATAAACATAAAACATTTTAAAATAAAGTTGCTTTTATATATGGGCCACAAATATAATTTTCCAAGTAATATTTTTTTGAGTAATTTAATTTAGGCAGCTCAAATATTTCGGCTTTTAAATACTTTTTAACAGCTAATTTGTGAGCTTTATAAATATGAGCGTCTACTAAATTTACAGCTAACTTAAAAGGCTCTAAATAGGTTTTTTTGCAAATTTCATTTAATAATAAAGCCCCAAAAATAATATCATAAGGCAACCCTAAAAATAAATCGGAGCTCCTAAATGTGATGCTACAATTTAGTCTATTGTTTTCTCTAAAAAAAACTGCGTCAATATAACAGCAAGGCAAATTTTGGACATCCAAATCCAAAGGATTCCAAAATGAGACTACTGCTCGACGAGAACCTTTTTTAATTTCACTAATAACATAATCTATTTGGTCAAAGCAGCCGCCATAAGAGCGTAATTGGTACCCATAACTTTTATTAACTATTCCGTCAACCGCATATTTATCCCACCAAAAAATATTATTATTGTTTAAAAACTTTATATCAGTTAAACCATTATAAATCCATAAAAATTCGGCTAAGGCTTTATCAAAAAAAATTTTTTTCCCTGTGACTATTGGGAAACCTTCACTCAAGTTAATATTTAAAGCTTGAGCAAATAATTTTATTGTATTTTCTCCGGTCCTATTTTGAGATTCAATGCCTTCTAATAGCACTTTTTTTAAAATATCTTTATATGTTTTTTCAAAAGTATTATTCATTGTAGTAATTATTTAAGGCTCCAACATATGCTACTAAATCTAACAGAGTGTCTTCTTTATGTGAGTAGCTTAATCTTGAGGCTTTTAATGAAATTAAAATTTTATACACATCTTCAGTAGTAATTTCTTTACTACAAAGAATCGAAGCAATTTCAGCTGTTTTTTTCATTGATTCTTTAAAAGGCCCATATTGCCGCTCCTTTTCTTCATTTCTGTGATTGACTATTGCGTCTGCTTTTTCTAAAATGTTCATACTTATAAAATAAAAAACCCCCTATGAAACTTTGCGGCTCACCACAAGCCTTTGAATCATAGAGGGATTTAATAAATATTTTGTGAATGTGGTGTATTTCATTTTGTCAAATATACAACTTTATTTAAAACGGCAAGTCTGTTTCATCCGCTTGTTTATCGCTTTTGGCTTTTTTTTCTTGACCTGAATCTTTTTTGTATTCAAACGCCTGAATTTTGCCATCCGTCCAAACTGTTCTACCATTTCCAATGTAAAACTTTTTGGTTTTGGCTTCTTTTTGTTCTTTGGTTTGGGCAACAAATGCTGAAACATTTTGGTTGTAGTTGTTTACCTCATCATTAACCGCAATGGTTAATTCAACACCGTTTAGGCCTTTAACCTCTAAGGTGTAGGTAATTTGTTTTAAAGTGTCTAATTTAATGTACACTGAATTTAAACTTGCCATATCTATTTATTTAATTGTTTACTGATTTTTTTTGTTAAACTTCTGTAATAATAAAATTGTCTATCTGAAAACCCCATATTTGATTTTACATACTCTTTATCTTCGTTCTGCTCGTATAACTTTTTAAAGTTGATATAATTATCATAAACGGGTTTACGGTCAATTATACGGGTTTTATTTACTTCCCTCAAAAAAGTCTTTAGTTCATCTGAAAACCGAATTGTTAATCTTACTTTGTTTCGAGTAATGCTCATTCGGCTTGTTATGTCGTCAATCGTAATCGCCCTAATTTTAAACTCCGTTTGATTGTACATTTTTTTAACAAGTTTCAAAATGTTTTGAGCTTCTTCTCTAAATGAATTTTCTTCATAGTTTTCATCAATTTCAAAAACTAACCAATCGTGGTCTAAAATTTTTAAAAGTGATTTTTCGTTTACTTCAAATTTTAGGCTTGCTTCTTTGCACTTTTCGATAATTTTTTGGGTTAGCTTGTATTTATGATAAGAAAAATTATCATTTTCAAAACCATTTTTAAATTTAAATTTTGGCAGGCTTTTATTAACGTATCGGCAGGCAGCCTCCATCGCATCCGCTTTTTGTTCTAAAGTCATAATTAATCAATTTGAGTAAATAAGTCTGTTCTATTAAATACCTCCAAAATAGTATTCATGTCTTTGGCTTGGCTTCCGAATCTTTTAGCCCATTCGTTTAATCTTGGGCTGTTTTTTGGCTCTAAAGAATATCCATTGTTATCACCAACCAACCAAAAAGGTGTATTAAATTCTGTTATCCAACCTTTTTTTCTAATGCCGTTAATAACGCTTCTCAATATTCTTGGTGAAATTAAACAATGTTCAGCTAAATCAGCTTGTTTAATATTTGGCTGTTTGTAAATTGAATTAATTACATACGACTCTTGAACTGTGTAGTTTTCGTTTTTCATTTTATAAATTTATTAGGTAGTTAAAAATTTCAGGTGTTAAAACAATTAATGCAACTGCTAAAGCTGTAATTAAAAGCGCAATCAATATCATTAATTTGAAAATGTAATCCCAATCTTCATTATTTGGGAAATCGTTTTGGGGTGAATAGTTACTTGTCATTAAAATATTTATTAAAATGGTTAATAATTTTATTTGCTTCTTTTTTAAATTCAGGGTCAAATTTGTAATTGTCGTTGAATTGTGAAATGTTATGAATTACCGTTGCATGGTTTCGGCCTCCTAAAGCCTCTCCAATTTCTCTAAGTGAATAATGGCTGTTGTCTTTTGCAATTTTACAATAAACCATTCTTGCCCAAGTATAATACATTGTTTTTTTCTTGTCGGCAATATCAAAACCAACAAAGTCATCTATGAATTTTTTTAAGTCTGTTAGGTTTAATCTACTTGGCTTAATATCGGTATTCATCAAATCAATAATCTCTTTTCTCTTTTGCTTTAAGTTGTTTAACTCAAGCCTGTATTTATCAATGATGTTTATTTTACCCTCAATTATTAAATCAATTTCTTCTAATGTCATCTTCTTCAATTTGTTTAGTTAATAATTTAGTCGCCTCTGTTAATCTTTCAATCAAAAAGTCTTTGTCCTCTTGTGGAACTTCAAATGTAAACTCGTTGATGTCTTGGTAATATTTGCCCCTTTCAATGTACGGTAATTCAGAATCTTCTGCCCAATTTAAAAAGGCTATTTGATTTTGATTGCCGTTGTAATTGTCTGCGGCCTCTCTAATTTTAGTTAGTTCATCCTTGTACGGTATGTGTACCAATAATAAAGCGTTTGGTAAACCTGTTAGAATTGAGTTTGCAACTAATTGCCAATAGTAATTAGGGTTATTCTTTTTTAATAATTGAATTGATTCCATGCTATCAACTAAATCGCAGAATGAATTGACCGTATAAGGGTTTTTAATGTCGCCTACTGTATCGCTTGTAATTATATCGGGCATACCACTAAACAATAAAGTTTCGTGTTTATATCGCTTCTTTGAAACTAAGCTATATTTTAAGCCCATTTTTTCCTCAAATACCCACTGTTCCATAAAATTACCCCAATTTGTACTTTTGGCGTTTGTGTCCTTTCCTATTGGTCGGCCTGTTCTATGCTCTCTTAACTTTTCCTGAACATAAGTATAAAAAGGCGCACCGATTGAATCTTTAGACCTACCAAAAGTACAAAGCCTATAAACCTGACTGCTTGTAAAATTTCCAACTCTGCTCATTTTAAAGTGATTTAAGGGTTTGAATTGCTTTTTGGTAGCTTGTGGCCTCCTCTTCAATAATTATCTCCTCAATGCGCTTTAAATCTTCATCAGATAAATAAGCCTTTTTAATAATTAACAATTGGCTTAATTCTTTAAGTAAAGATTCGTTTGTGGTTTGTTCGTCTGTAACGGTAATACTTTTAAATTCTGATTCACCATAAACATCTGATGCAATACCCAATTCACTTGCACATTTTTTCAAGGCATCGGTGCTTGCTGCCTTTAAATCATTACCTAAATCTAAGGGTGCGCCATCCGCTTTTCTTATCTTTATGTCGGCTCTACCGAATTGATGTTTAACAACGGTAGCACCGTTTGCCCTGCAAGTTAATTTACCATGAACAATGGCTTGTTTAGCTGCCATGTTTACATCAAAAGAAACTATTTCAAAATCCCAATCCCAACCGAAGATTGAATTTAATACTTTCTTAACATAAACGCCTGTAACAAATTTCCATTGGCCTCCACCTTTTGCGGGTCTTGTGTAAATGTGAGCAGGTGGTGTTTTCCCAAGTAGAAAATTTAACTGCTCTTTGTTTAGTATTTGCTTTTCTGATTTGTTCAATACTGTGATTGAAACGGGTTTTAATTCTTTGCTCATTTTAAATAGTGTTTAGTTGTTTTACTTTTTCGTTGTAGTCCTCTGTTAGCATTTTAATTCTCTCTTTTATTTCTCGATTCTTTATTTTTTTAGAATCGCAGTTTATAGGATTTATATCCTCGAAGTCATCTATGTAGGCTTCGTTTCTTACAAATTGAAGTTTAAGGTTTTTAATAGCCTCTAAGGTGTAACCAAAGGCTTCATGTAATGCAATAGCATCATTTAGTTGTTTAGTAGTCATTTTGTTTAGTTTTAAAAGTTAATATAAAAATTGTGAGTTTCATCGTGTATTACATTGTATTCTGAAAATTTGGTCATTAACAATTCATAAATTGATGAATCTTTAATGTCATTGTCAGCTATTGGCTCTGAATTATCATCAAAGTAAAAAACAAGGCTGTTTAAATTAAAATCTCCCTGCCTTACAACCGTATGATAATTAACATCATCTACTTTAAATGTTGGCTCGGTGGCTTCATAATCAAATTCAAAGCTGCCTAAGTTTTTAATTGAGAAAGTAAAATGGTTATCCCATTTGCCTTGATTAAGGTCTTTAATTGTTGGTAGTTTCATTTTGTTTTAGTTTTAATTCTCAACAATATTAATTCTTTTGTTGATAACTACCAAACTTTTTAACAAATATTTTTATTGAAAACAAAAAAAGGGGGCAAAAACCCCCTTAATCCTAAACTAAAACTACTATGAAAAAACCTATTACCTGAACAAATATAATTAAAATCTGTAACTTTTTGAATTTATAAAACAATCTCCAGCATGTTTTAATGTTAGATTTAATTCTAAAATCCGGCCACCAACAGGTTTAGGAGGTGCGCCCCTTTCAACGTGCCAACCTTTTGAACCATCGCCATATTCCTCTTTATATGTACCTGTATTCATTAATAGAATAGGTTTATGGCTTACTTTATTGAGGTTGTTAATAACATCTCTTGCAACCCAAGTTTCTTTGTTTTCGTGAACGTGTCCCATTGTAAAGCAGTCCATACCTTCAAACGCCATTAAAGCTCTTGAAAGGTTTATTTCGCCTCTTGTAACAACACCACCACCACCTGAGCCATGAAAGTATTTAATTTTAAATGAACAAGCCTTGCTTCTTGATACTCCCGCCTGCATTCTGATAATATACCAACCTCCGTAACCACCTTTCTTTACATTTGATTTGGCTTCGTGGTTTAATAAGTCGATAAATCCTTGCAAAGGGTCATATTCTTTGTGCTTAATTATTCCTGTTTCGTGGTTTCCATAACCAATTACATCAATTAGATGTGCGTAAGGTTTCCACCATTCAACGGCTGTATTAACAACGCTTTGTAAATAAGTAGCTGTGTTGTGCTCGGGTCTTATATCGGCTTTGTTGCCCCTAAAATCACCTCGCCCTTGCATCATGCAGAAGAAATCCCCATTAATATGTATGCGGATATTATTGGCTTTGCAGTATTCTAAATCTTTTTTAAGTAATTCCCAATCGCATTTTGGATTATCCCAATGTATATCTGATAACATTGCGATTCTAACCTTTCGGTTTAACTCTCCTGCCTCAAAAAAGTATTGAGCCTCGTGAACATTTGGAGCGTGGGTAATAATTTCATGCCTCATTAATTCCGTTGTTTACGTTCCGTTATTTACGGAAATTTATTTTGTGCTTTCTAATGAAGGAAAAAAAGTCCTATCTATTTTCCTAATCATTCTGTCTAAAATTGCAATCTTTTTGTCGGCTTCTTTCTTTTCTTGCTTGCTGCTATCTATGCCTAAATTAGTACATATTGTAGCCTGTATTCGCAAAAGTCTATCAATCTGATGTCTTGCTAAAAAATCTGTTTTATATTTCATAAAATCACTTAGAGGCATATTTGTTTATTTAATAATTCCGTAAATTACGAAACGAAAAGTTCGTTACGAAAAGTTCGTTATTCAATAACCTCTAAAACGTTTTCTAACATTTTAATAAAGTCATCAAAAGTAATTAAGCCTGTAAACAAAGCATAAGCCAAATATGCAAAACCAATAGCACCGCCAATAAAACTTAAAAGCCTAACCCAATCAATTTGACCTTCACCGCCTGTTTTGCTTTCTACATTGTTAAGTATCTCTCCTTTTATGCCATCAAATGCGCCACCTATTGCACCGCCAACAGGGCCAGTAACACCCTTTAGTAAGCCTAAGCCTACTGATTTAACATAACCCCCTGCTTTGCTATTGAAAAACTTTTTTAATTTACTCATGGTTTTACTATTTTAATTGTTTTTTCATTTGTTTTCCTGAAATCTATATGAGTCCAAGTCTGTGTGAAACTCTTATGCTCAATGGTTGTAATTCCAAAAGCCTTGTAATTGTCTAAAATGTAGTCATAAACTTGGTCAGGCGTCATCCCTTTTACATTAATATCAAAAGCGTTACCAACTCTATGTTGGCTAAATTTACCGCCTACGGTGCTGTATATTGAACGATAACCTCTATTAGATAGATTACCACCCCAAAAGTAATTATTAACCGTAATAGGCTTGTCTAAAGCTACACGCAAAGCGATTAACCCATTAACGGCCTTTTCATTTAGCATCCAAATTGATTTTTCACCTAAC